CTAATTTTGCAGAATTTGTTGCTCTTCACTATGCATTATCTCATAGAAAAGACACGGAATATTGGAAAAACAATTTTAATAAAACATGGTCAGATAATCTTATAAATTTAAAACCTGCATTACAAGATGGATTTTTAGCTAATGCTATGAGAAGAAATCAATTGTATGAATACGATACACAGGGAGGTTATCACTGCATAGCAGCTGGTATGCATCATGCCCCTACAGATATGATATCTATTTTAAAGAATAATAAGATTAAAAGTCGTGACTATTGGATATCTGAATGGAAAAGCATAGTTTTTAATTTAGAACAGAAAAAAAGCCTATGGAAAAAACAAGCTTTATCTGATAAAAAAATTATAGATTTTTTATAAATTTTTAGTATACATAAAATATGGCACATTACGCACAAATAGATGAAAACAATATTGTAACAAACGTCCTTGTTATAGATGATAAAGACGTAGCTAATAACGGTGGAGAGAGATCTACTGAAGCTGAACAATGGGTGTCGGATAATTTTGAGGGAGGTGTTTGGAAACAAACATCCTACAACACAAACATAGGAAAATATTTTGATCCTGAAACAGGATTAGAAGATGAAGATCAGAGCAAAGCTTATAGAAAAAATTACGCAGGAATAGGATATATTTATCACTCGGATATAGATGGATTCAGTCCACCAAAACCTTATGAGTCATGGACTATAAATTCAACAACAGGAAGATGGCAACCCCCTATTGCATTTCCAATTACTACTACTACTGGTGTAACTTTAACAGGACCTTTAGGTGTAAGTTATGAACAACCCTATAATTATGATTGGGATGAGTCAAATCAAAGATGGATTGCTTATACTATAGATGTTAATGGTGTGTTAGAAAATAATTATATATGGAATTCAACAAATTTAGAATGGGAGATTAACAATGGCTAAAGGAAACGGAGGAGTAATAGGTGTCGATAATAGTGTTATAACATCTTTAACTACAACTTTTACAAGTCCAGGAACTTTTACATCAAGACCAACAACATCGACAGCGGGAGTTTTAGTAATCGGTGGTGGAGGTGGAGGTGGAAACTCCAATGACAATAAAGGTGGTGGCGGAGGAGCTGGAGGTATAGTTCTTGTACCCGCACCTAATTTTGCTGTTGGTCCTGCAACACCTGTTGCTGTTACAATTGGTGGCGGAGGAAGTTCTTCTGCGGTTGGAGCAGATACAAGTATTGCACCAGGCACTCCTTTATTTTTAAGAGCTAGAGGTGGTGGTGATGGTGGAAACATACCTAGAGGTGCTGGCGGTCCCGGAGGATCTTCCGGTGGAAGTGCAGGCCCTCAATCAGGTAGTAGTGTAGGGCCAGACCCTGCAGCTGGAACTCAACCAAGTGAACCAGGTGATTCTGGAACATTTGGTCATGGTAATAAAGGTGGTTTTTTACCTTCTGCTTCTCCTCCAGGAAACGTTGGAGGAAATGGTGGAGGTGGCGCTGGAGGCGCTGGAACTTCTGCTGGACCAGGAGGCGGAAATTATGGTGGCGGAAACGGTGGAGTCGGTTTAGATGTTACACCGGTTTTTGGACCGACACAACCTTGGTACATTACACCTTCAAGTCAAGACGGATTTTTTGGTGGTGGAGGCGGTGGTGCACCTTCTCCCCCATACCCACCAAGTGCTAGAGGTGAAGGCGGTAAAGGTGGTGGATCACCTGGACCCGGAGGTGGATCACCAGGAATGAGAAATGCACCAGGAGCTGTTGCAGGATCAGGCGGCGGTGGAGGATCTAATAACCCTTCTGGAAAAGGCGGTGCTGATGGTAGAGTTGCTTTCATAGAACCAGGTGCTGCACCTGGAGTATGGTCAATGCAATCTTTATTTTCTGCGGTTAGTGACGGCAGCTGGCCAAGTTAATCTAGACATATTTTTTAAATAATATATAAAATTGTTATAAAGACATGAATCTTAAAGATAACTATTGGTATTTTACTAAAGCATTACCAGATCATTTTTGTGATAAACTTGTTAAGTTTGCTTCTTCTAAAAAAGAACAGTTGGGCATAACAGGTGGTTTACAAAGAGATGCACAAAAAAGTAAAGACGGACAAATACATAAAGAAGAAGATTTAAAAGAAGAAGAACTATTAAATCTTAAAAAAAGAAGAGATTCAAATATTGTTTGGTTAAGTGAAAAATGGCTTTACAGATATTTACACCATTATGTTAATGTAGCTAATTATAATTCAGGTTGGAATTTTGAATGGAGCTATTCCGAAGCTGCTCAATTTACAAAATATAAACTTAATCAATTTTATGATTGGCATTGTGATAGTTGGAAAGAACCTTATGGTGATAAAGAAGCACCTGACTTAAAAGGTAAAGTAAGAAAACTTTCAATGACTTGTTCTTTATCAGACCCTAAAGATTATAAAGGGGGAGAGTTTGAATTTAAACTTAACGATGATTCAAGTGGAGATACCTACACTCAAATATGTAAAGAAGTGCAACCAAAAGGATCTATAGTTATTTTTCCTTCTGATACATACCATAGAGTTAAACCTGTAACACAAGGGATAAGACATTCATTAGTGTTATGGACTTGTGGTAATCCTTGGAAATGAACATTTATTTTTTAACAGGTATACCTAGAGCAGGTAATACAATACTATCAAGTGTTTTTAATCAAAATTCTCATGCAAAAATAAGCGCACACAGTGTATTACCTTTGTTAATTAACAGTATCATACATGTTAAGAATGATAATAGATTTAAAAATTTTCCTGATTTTAAAGGTATTGACAATATAATTAAGAAACTATTTATTAATTATTATGAACACTATAAATGCTCAACTATAATTGACAGAGCAGCATGGGGATTTCATTTAAATGTGTTAGAACATATGCCGGTAAATAATAAATTTATAGTACTACATAGACCTCTACTAGAAGTCATGGTTTCTTTTGTTAAAGTAGAAAAACCTAAAGACGTAGTTAAATATTGTGATGATTTATTATTAAAAGAAACAATTTTGTCCGATGCATTAGCTTCTACTCAAAATATTATTGATAGCAAAAAAGAATATCTATTAATAACTTATGATGATTTAATAAATAATATTTTTGAATGTATAAAAAAAATATGTGAATTTGTTAATGTACCTTACATTAAACCAGACCTTAATAATATTAGACAATTAAATATTAATGGTGTAGAGTACAATGATAGCGTGTTATCGGGAAACTTTCACACTATAAAAACAGGAAAATTTATAAAGAATAAAATTAATATAGAAGAATTTTTACCACAAAAAGTTATAGATAAATATAAAAATTTTGATGTCAGATTTTAAAACTAATAAATATACTATAATTAAAAACGCTATATCTAAAGAGTTGGCAGAGTTTGCTTACAATTATTTAATTTTAAAAAGAAAAGTAGCTAGAACTTTATTTGATGATAATTTTATACCACCTTTTGAAACTATGTTAGGAGTATGGAACGATCCACAAGTTCTTGAAACTTATTCTAATTACAGCGACATTGTAATGGAAACTTTGTTAGAAAAAGTAAAACCTATTATGGAAAAACAAACTGGATTAAACTTATGTCCTACTTATTCCTATGCAAGAATATATAAAAAAGATGATGTTTTAGAAAGACACAAAGATAGAATGTCGTGTGAAATATCTACAACAATGAATTTAGGAGGAGATCCTTGGCCAATATTTTTAGAACCAGATGAAACAAAAGGTAAAAACACTGATGATGGTTATGTTTCAGAAAATACTGTTGGAGTAAAAATAGATTTAGATCCTGGTGACATGTTAGTTTATTCTGGGTGTGTGTTAGAACATTGGCGAGATAAATTTGAAGGACAAAACTGCGCCCAAGTATTTTTACATTATAATAATATTGAAACTCAGGGTGATAAAAATAAATATGATGGACGACCGCATTTAGGACTACCTTCGGATTATAAGCGTGGATAATTTTATACATCAGTTTAATATTAATGAAAATATTTGTAGTAAATTAATAGAATATCATAAGGGTAACATTGAATATAAATTTCAAGGGGCTAATTCTAATAAAGTAGTAGATAAAAATATTAAAGACTCTATGGATGTTGCCGTATATCCGAGTAGCAATCATCCTGATGTTGAGTCGTATTTCTTAGAATTAAAAAAAGGATTGAATAGTTTTTTTAAGGTCAATAGTTTTCCAGAACCAAATAATATTCGTCTTTCACTTTTTACACAAGAGGGTTTTAACATACAACATTACCCTGCAGGAGGTGGATATAAAGACTGGCACTTTGAAAGAACAGACATTAAAGGGCATATAATTACAAGAACACTTGTGTTTATGACTTATTTAAATGACGTAGAGGATCAAGGAGAAACAGAGTTTCATTTTCAAAAAGTTAAAATTAAACCCAAGAAAGGTTTATCTCTTATTTGGCCAGCAGATTTTACATATACTCATAGAGGAATACCCTCTCCTACTGAAGAAAAGTATATTGCAACTGGATGGTTTAATATGGTATAACATCCTGTCAAAATAGGATAAATATGCTACAAAAATTAGGTTTTGCTCCAGGATTTAATAAACAAGTTACAGAAACCGGTGCCGAAGGGCAATGGTTTGATGGTGACAACGTACGTTTTAGGTATGGTTCACCTGAAAAAATAGGTGGCTGGCAGCAATTAGGGCAAGATAAACTAACAGGTGCAGCTAGAGCTATTCATCATTGGGATGATAATGCTGGTATTAAGTACGCAGCTTTAGGAACTAACAGAATTTTATATGTTTATTCTGGAGGTACGTATTACGATATACATCCTATTCGAGCTACTTTAACAGGAGCAAAATTTACAAGTACGTCATCATCTAAAACAATTACGGTAACATGCACCGGGGCTCATGGATTAATCGAAGATGACATTGTTTTATTTGACAGTGTAGCAGGAGTGCCGGCAGCATCGACTTATAGTAATGCTACATTTGAAGATATTAAATACATGGTAACATCTGTACCAACTACTACAACTTTTACAATTACAGCTGAGAATCAAGAGTCAGGGACACCTTTGACTACAAGTGATGGAAACAGCACTTCTGTCTTATGTTATTTTACAGTAGGTCCTTCTCAACAACTTGGTGGTTTTGGTTGGGGTGCTGGTTTATATGGTGGTACTTCACTAGGTGCTGCAACTACAACTTTGGCCTCTACTATTAACGATGCTGTAACAGACATTCCTTTGACTAACTCAGCAGCTTTTCCGTCAGCTGGTGAAATAAGAATAGGTACAGAGGATATAAGTTTTACAGCAAACAATACTACAACTAATATATTAAGTGGGGGTGCAAGAGAAGTTAATGGCACTACAAAAGCAGGACACAGTGGTGGTGATACTGTTCAAAATATTTCTAGTTTTGCAGGATGGGGAGATCCGGCATCGACTGACTTTACAATTGATCCCGGTCTATGGATTCTTGATAACTATGGTACAAAATTAATTGCACTTATTTATAATGGTAAGTGTTTTGAATGGGACGCTTCTGCGCTTAATGCGGTAAACACTAGAGCTACATTACTCGCTAATGCACCAACTGCATCTAGACATGTATTAGTATCTACACCAGACAGACACTTAGTATTTTTTGGTACAGAAACAACTGTAGGAACTTCATCAACTCAAGATGATATGTTTTTACGTTTTTCTGATCAGGAAAATATTGATGGTACAGACGCCTACACTGTAAAAGCAGAAAATAATTCTGGTACTCAGAGGCTTGCGGATGGTTCCAAAATTATGGGTGCTATTAAAGGTAGGGATGCTATTTATGTATGGACCGATACTGCATTGTTTTTAATGAAATTTGTAGGTGGAGATTTTGTATTTGCTTTTGAACAAGTGGGTACTAACTGTGGATTGTTTGGTAAAAATGCTTGTATTGAAGTTGATGGTACGGCTTATTGGATGTCAGAGAATGGTTTCTTTACATACGATGGTCAGTTAAAATCTATGCCTTGTCTTGTAGAAGACCATGTCTACGATGATATAAACGCTACATCTAGAGACCTTATTAATGCAGGATTAAATAATTTGTTTGGTGAAGTAAATTGGTTTTATTGTACGGCTGCATCCGATCAAATTGATAGAGTAGTTACTTATAACTATCTAGACTCATCACCTAAACGTCCCATATGGACAACAGGTACTTTACCTAGAGCAGCGTGGCAAGATTCTGCAGTCTTTGATAAACCACACGCAACTTGTTATAAACCTGCTGATGATGCATCATCAGATGTTATTGGTAATACGGACGGAAGTACGATATACTATAATCAGGAAACAGGGACCGATCAAATTAATGCAGGAGGGGATGTAACTGCTGTAATTGGTAACATTGTTTCTGGTGACTTTGACATTACTCAACGTAGAAGTAACACAGGACAAACTGTAGGAATGCCTGACATTAGAGGAGACGGTGAATACATTATGAGAATTAGTAGATTTATACCAGATTTTATTTCACAGACAGGAAACACTGCAGTTAAATTTAAAACAAGATTGTATCCAAACAGTAATGAGACTACTACAAGTTTTACTTGTGACTCTACTACAACTAAAAAAGATGTAAGAGTAAGAGCAAGACAAATTGCACTAGAAGTTGCAAACACAGGTATTGCTGAAGATTGGAAACTAGGAACATTTAGATTAGATATACACCCAGGAGGAAGAAGATAATGGCTACAGACCAAGAGATACGAGACGCAGGTTTTAAATATATTCCACAACAAAAATATCTATTAAACCCTTTTCAAATACCAACAACCGATGACGGCGACGGCGGCGGCGGCGGCGGTGGCGGCGGCGGAGGAATACCTGATACAAATGCTGGAAATGATTTTAATTCAGCGGGAAATCTTTTTGGTTACGGCACAGCAGTTCAACCCGGTGATAAAAGTGTAATAACCTCTGGACCTTACGCAGGACAATCGGGATACTATAATTCTATAAATTATACCGGCGGTCTTCCAGGAAATGTAACTCAAAAAGGACCCGGTAGATATTTTCAATACGATAATTCAGGAAATTTTTATAAAGACTACAGTATACAACCTGAAAAAGAATTACCTAGTTGGATGAAGATGGGTCTAGCTGTTCTTCCTGGTGGAAGATTTTTAGGAAATTATATTGAAAATAAAATGAATCCATCGGGACCTATGACACAAGAAGATATAGATAAAAGTCAAGGTGGTTCATATGGTATTGCAGGATTAAGTGATACACAAAAACAATACTATGATGCTTTATCAAGCCAGGGATTCTTGTATGATGGGCCTGGTGGTATGAAAACATTAGATGGTAAAAATTTTAGTAGAGTAGATAAAGATACAATTAATGATTATTTTCAAGGTAAGATAGATAAGTATGGAAGTATTAAAGAATATGAAGATTATCTTAATCAAGATCCTAAAAAAAGAAAAAATTTAAAACTTATTTTAAGTCAATATAAGACTCTTCAAGGTATCAATGATTTTAATTACGGAAAACAAGCAAAAGACATACAAGATCAAATAGCAGCAGCCGCTGCAGCAAAAGACAAAGACGCAGCTTTAGCAGCAATTAAAGAACAAGGAGAAGCAGATTATAATCCTAACATACACGGACCAACTAATTACGGACAAGATAGTCAAGGCAATCAATCTTTTAGTGGTGAGTCTATAGGAGCACCAGGACAGGGGTTTGGTATTGGTTCAGATGGTGGCCCTGTAAGTAATAGAACTGGTAGGGGAAGAACAGGATTTAGATATGGAGGACTAGCAAGTATTTTATAATGGCAAAAATTGTACAATCATTAACTAGAGCTGAACCAGAATACAATCAAACTAACCTACAATCGTTGGTCAGGGATCTTGAT